TACCAACCGTATTGCCAGTACCAGATGCGCCTGTCAATGTCAGTGCGGTAAAGCACATCACAGCGGTAGCGGCAGTGGAAGAAGCAGGAGAGAACGTGATTGCAGGGACGGAAGTCATACCGCCACCGTTATTTGACATCGTGATAGCAGTAACAGTACCAGAGCCAACAAGCGTTGCATTGACCGTCAACACGCCGCCAGTACCAGTAATGTCGCCTGTTCCGTTAACAACAGTGATTGTCGGAGCAAACAAATAACCAGCACCCTGGTTAGTAACGACAACGCTGGAAATAGCACCAGCAGTCAACACGGCGTAAGCAGTTGCCGGAACACCACCAGCAGGAGGTGGGCTAACAATCAAAATAGGAGTGCGGGTGTAACCAGAACCACCAGCCGTAACAACAACAGTAGTGTTGATGGCGCCACCAACAATGATGTTACCTTGAGCCAACACCGTACCGCCACCAGCCGCAAACGTAACAGTAGGAGCAGCGGCAGTACCCAACTGTTGCCCATTTACATAAATGCCGTTGGTGTAACCCGTACCGCCATTTGTAATCACTGCACCAACAACCGTACCTGTCATGTTGATAAGACGGAAGTTAGAACCGTCCGATGACAACAAAGTAGTAACTGATTGAGCAGTCGTTTCCAAATTACGCCAAATTTGCGATGCTGGATCAAACCATTGGACACAGGTGTAAGGCCCGTCCAACACTTCCCATTGACCGGAGGGGATAGTGTAAACCTGACCAGAATTCAAGCTAATTGGAATTGCGTTAAAGACGGCGCTGCGGACGCCAGAACCCATGTAATTCATTGCCATTTCTGTTCTCCTTAGATACTGAGCGAGTTGTAGCCAGTGATCTTAGTCATCGCCTTTGGCTTCGTAACAACAAGCTCGGCAATAGTCAAGACAGCACCAACGTAGCCAACTTGGAAGTTGGACAAAGTAGATTCAAAGCCGGTGAAAGCAAACGAACCCATTTCATGGATGTACAGCGATAGGTAGTTGCTGTTCAGCAAGTACACAGTGCCTTCTGGACAGTATGGATCAGGATAGATTGGCACACCAGCAACCATCAATGCGCGGAAACCAGACTGTGGGCCGTCAGCATCATTGTCGAAGCCAACACCCTTTCCTGGGGTAATTACGTAAGACTCTTGACCAACAAAGTCTTGAGCAAGCAAAGTCCAAGTACCAAATCCGCAAACACCAAACGTTGGAACTTCAGCAGAATTCTTGACCGTACCGCTAATGTACTGAAGCATGTTCTGACGGGTCGGATTAACCGAACCAGCAGCGTACAACTTCGATTTCCACCAAGTGTTGGTAGTACGGTTGATATTACCGTAGGTCGCAAGGGTGGTTCCGTCATCGACTGCGCCCGGAAGACCAATGAACTGCTGAGTGTTTGTTGTATTGTTGTACAACGCAGTTGCCATCGTATCCATCATACTGTTCGTAGCGTCATTCATTCGAGCTTCGATCAGGGGGATGATGGCGTAGTCCTGCTGAACTGCACCTTCCATGCCGAGGAACGGCACTGGAGCAATCATCAACTTCAAATTAAATTCAGCATTGGTCACACCAACTTGAACGCTTGGTTGAGCGAACGAGCCGGAGTAATCTGACCACTGTGATGTGATCATCTGCGATCCCTGCACAGGTGCGGTAACAGATGACACACCGCCAGAAGCTTGCTGAGAATTACTCAGAAGAGCCGCCAACAGGGGGGTTGAGTTGTACAGTTGCACAACCAGTTTAGGAATAAACGCTCGCCGGGTGATGTACGAGAGTTCTGTGTACTGGCTGGTGCCAGTGCTTGGGATGATACCGCCGCCAATAGACATAAAAGTTCCTAAAAAATCCCCTGTTTACAACTACGCCTTAAAGACCAATAGGTCTTGCCGGACGACGAAATTCTGACATTGCTTGAGCAGCTACATCCCTAGCAGCTTGTACCGGATTCTTCTTGAATGCCGACAAATCAAACTGCTTCATTGGATTGGGATTGTATCCACTCGGAGTTGGAATTGCTGCCTGTTTCATCCAGGTATGGTATTCAGCAGCAGCTTCGTGATTAGTGATACCTTTTTCCAACATGATCTTCTCAACTTCTGACACATCAGCACGACTCTTTACAAGTCCGCTGGTGACAAGGTTGTTGCGCCTTGCTTCCAAATTTGCAATTGCATCACGTTCTTGGAGTTTTGCTTCCAAGGACGCAACACGCTGCTCTGACCTTTGCAACATCGAGTTGGTACGCTCTTCAATGTCTAGCTCTGGCATAGACACATCTGGGCGAACCTTGCGAGTCAAACGCAAAAAGTCTGCGCGTGTTTCTGGTGATTCGGACAAACGGCGAGCTAAGTTCGCCAGTTCGTCCCGTGCTTCATAACTTACGTCTTCGAGTGACATACTATCCCCTAGTTGTTTAACGCTTGCCGTTGCGCTTTGGCTTAGAACTGTTGCGCAAAAAAGATTTTGATTTATATGGATTAGCCATGATTAGATCACCTTCTTAGTGCCACCCGGCTTTTCAATAGTCATCTTGTTCTTGAACGCACGGCTCTGGATGGAAGTTCCATCTTTGCCGCCGCCAAACTGACTGAACCGAGGAGGGTTGAACACAACGCCATGCTGCGTGTTATTGTCAGTAGGCTTACGAATTGGCAAAGCGCCACGGGGCTTAAAAATATCCATTATTTATCCTCAAGAGGGCATTGGTGGTTGTTGCATTCCAGGCACAGGCGCCTGAGCAATGCTTCGTTGTTCAGGCGTTGCACCACCAGCTTGTGGCAACGTCTGCATCATCTGCATGATCTCTGCTGGCATCAGTTCGCGGTTCTTGGTTTCGCGCTTACCAAAAACTTTGTGCAACGAACCCAACGACTTCATAATTTGCTGACCTTCTTCGCTCTCGCTACCGAGCGCGGGCAAAGACTGTTCTAACAAATCCATTGCCATTTGGATGTTGATGTTGGCTGCGGCCTTGCTACCCATCTTTGGTTCCGGGGTAGACATTGGCGATGCCATAGGAGGAATCGTAGCGTCCGCTCCCACGCCAGCTTGGTCGGGAGCATTGTCTTGAGACTCCTCTTGAGGCTGACCCTGTTGGATCAACTCCATCATCCTATCCGTTGCCATGTCTGTCCTTAAATTAGTGGCAGTTAGTTTTCATCCAACTACCAATGATGGGCGGGACGCCAAGTGTTAGCGGGGACTAGCCCCACTAATTACTTGCGCGACTTACGACCGTGCTTGCGAGCTTTACGCATGATAGAAGTCCTTTTAGACATCCGGCCACGCCAGAGGGGACGCAGCCAAACCCATTCAGTTGCCCGAATTTATTTACGCAAGTTTACATCCCGTTTCTGAGACTTAGCTGCGTTATTGTCACGTTTATACGATATTCCTTGCGGCCTTGCAACATCTTTCGTACTTTTTAACCTTGGTTCATCATTTGGGTTGGTTGTACGGGCTGTTGGGCTTTGAGTTGTAACCATCATTTACCTTTCGGCGACTGCTCTGGTTTAGCTTGCGGAGGAGGCTGACTTGCAGCTTGCTGCATAGCAATTTTTTCTTGTTTTTCCAAATCTTCCTTAAGAAGCTGTTTCATAGGAGGATCGACAAGATCAATGAGGCGTTTCTTGTCAATAACCTTAGCTTCGTACAGCTTGAACGCAAGGTCTCGGCTGTCTTCCATAAAGATCGGAGAATTGGAGTGAGCATCAACCTTCACAACAAAGTCAGTCGTGAATTGTTCCGGAATAAAAGTCATTCCGTTCTCATCAGTATAGTGAGTATCGCTATATGCTTGCATCAGCTTTAAATACAGAGTAGCGAGCTTCTCAAGACTATCTTCAATGATCAATGCCCTCTTTTTGGCTCTGGAGGAACCCAAACGAGCAAGCTGACTTGCATGTCCAGCAGAGCGTACTCCTGTCTCGCCTTTGCCTTGGAGAACAGAAGAGATTCCGCTTGCTTCTGCAAACATTGCGTCAATTTCGTTAATCTCTTTGAATAGATCGTCCGGCATTTTGGGGGCAAGTTCTTCAACTTTGCCTCCAGGGGTGTCCGAGAGAATGAACGATGAAGGGCTATTAAGCGCATAGGCTTTCTCATCTGTGATGCCCATGAAGCCAGAGAAGGCTTTGGGGGGGTTCACTTGCTTGGCAAGCAGCATAGAAATCTCGCCTACGCGCTTAGTTCTTAGTTCTTGCAAGAAGATCAGCTTCTCTACCTCGCTCTGACCCCAGAAATAGTCATACAAAGGGTTGGGACTGATCTGCACAAAGGGGCATTCACCCTTCAAGAACATGGATTCACCGCTGCGGTCATAGACAACAACGTCTGGAGCCGCCATTGTGATCACTTGATAGTCATCAATGTCATCGTTCCACACCCACAACTCATACATTTCGACTACACCTTCCGCAACTTGGGCCTGATAACGGCTCATGCTCTCAAGGGAAAGGTTCACATTGCCGGTAATGTTGGGCTGAGTCTGCGAGAAAGCCAAGCGATTCATTGCATTTGGAGTCTCGTCTGCCGGTTTAGGAGCTTCAAAGACCCGGCGCAAAATGGATTCCCGCTTGGGATGAGAGTACAGACGGGTGTACAACTCACTCTTGGTCATGTAGTACTTGTGGCAGATCGCTTCTTGCCGGTCTGTATAGGGCTTGTCTTCTCGCAGAACCCCGATAGTTGCCGGCTCAATCATGTACGGGTGAAGGCTTCCCTTCTTGCCCACCAGGATTTTGACAAACGTGCTGTTGAAAACAAGCGACCAGTTGATAGCAGTGCTGAACACTTGGTCAGTGTTGCTGTCTAGCCATTCGTCATTGAGTGCGCGGGTCAAGACGGGAATCTTGGAATGCTCTGACTTGTCAACAGATGCGCCCATGTTGATGCTGAACCTTGTTGTCTCTGATGAGTAAAGAAAAGAATTCAGTTGATCAATGTGCGGGGCGATTTTGTTGTACAGAGCGGGAGGATCATCCGGGCTTGCGCCGAACAAGAAGTAGCACTTGAGCTTATCGTATTGGTTCTTACGATAGTCCACGGACACCATACACTTTTGCATGAGGTCGATGTAGAACTCTTCCCGATCTGCGTCTGCCTGTGGAATTCTCATTGACTAGCTCACTTCTGAATAGTAAGGTTTTCGTGATCGCGGGTCACGGCGGTAGGAGACAACTGGTTGATCCTGCCCGTTTGTTTCGCCAATTCTAGTCCGTTGTTGCTCTCACCGGAAATGGAAGCAGTGTTGTAATTGCTGATTTGGTTGGGATTGCCCCACTGAACAGCATAAGGGTTTTGAGGCTGTTGTGCAAATCTAGCCGGTTGAGCCTCTCCCTCCCGCACAGACTTAATGTCACCCATCCCATAGTCCTGGGCCAACCCACGCATAGTAGAGTCATTGTGTTTTGTAGCATCAGAGCGCGTTCCCACTGGCTGCAAGAACACCTTTACGATGCTCTCACCCTCGCATCCATGAGGACACCGATCTTCCCAAGCCTCAAAAAACCCATGCGCTAGGCATTTATAGTCATGTAACACTGCCATATTATCCCCTTTAATCCTTGTCAAGGTCTTTGTTACTGTAATCGCGAGGGTTGACCATGCCCACACGCAGCCGAATCTGGCCTCCACTTATCTTCAAGCCCATGCTTGGAGCAAGTTTAGGCTCCGCAACCTTGCGGTAATCTACAAATCTGGTGTTGTCTTTGCGCTTCATTACCCGCACTTCGCCCTTCTTCCAGGCTTCATACCCCTTGTTTACCCTAATCTGGTTCACTTCTGTCAAGGGTTCTGTTTGATAAAGGTATACGGTCTTGAGCGTAGACAAGCTTATACCGCATAGTTCAGCAAACATGGGCATAGAAATGCCTCTGTCGGCATCTAGAAGGAACTTCTGTATCTGTCTTAGAAGCTCTACCTTGGTCAAAGGTTTCATGCTCTCATCCCTATCTTAGAAAGATAGTCAGACACGTTACGCCCTATGAAGAGGTCTTGAGAGGATTTGTCTGCATCTACGGCTTGTTTCTCTCTAGTGATGTAGTTGGAGATAAGTCTAGGCTGCACCTGCTCTGCCCACGCAACTACAGCAAGAGCAGAGGCGATCACCCGGTCATCCTTGTTACGCCCAGGCGCACCCAAGAACCCATCCTCACGCACGATAGTCTTCATCTCTTCCAGCAAGTCCATGCTAAAGACATTCATCATGCCCCGCTCAAAGAAGTCTTTGAAGTAGTTCATCATGCGCTCTTTGGTCTGGTGCGTAGTCATAAATCCTATGCTGTTGGACAGACCACCCATCGTGTCTAGCTTGCGCCAGATGTAATTCTGCATCGAGCCAAGTACATCTCTTAGGTCTTTGCCTAGAGAGCCGCTGGTAGCAGTAGCCTGACGACGAAGGTTGCGAAGCTCCGAGATCACCGCCTGCCCTGGACCATTCACTTCCAAGTTCAGTGTTGAGTTCTTGTAGGCTCCAGCAATGTGAGCTATGACCCACGCAAACTGGTAGGTGTTCATCTCGCTAGTAGCAAACTCCGCAACTTGATCTAGGCCGTTGGCATAGCAGCGGTAGACCTGGATACAGAACCTGTCTGCCCAATCACTAGACCCGTAGGCAGGATCAGCACCAATAACGTAGTAGCCGTTGTCTACCGGCTCTTCCCAGATGCGCAACACACCCAGACGCTCAGAAGACTTGATGACTTGAGTGTCTTGAAAGTCTTGACCAAAGACGTAGCGGTAGCAATCAGGTACTTGCTTCTTCGCAACCTTGGCAGCATCAGTACATCGGGAGTTTGAGAAGAACGAAGTGCCGGTCATAACGAAGGCGTAGTCCTCCGTAGGCGGGAACTCCTGGAACATAAGACTTTCGTCCTTCATCCCCTCCGCTAACTTCCACCGCCACCACGCCATCTGCCGGGAGTTGATCTCTACGCCGTAAAGCTTCTTGATCTCTTTCGTCCACTCTTTCTCCTCCCCGGTCAACTTGCCATCCCAGTAGACTTTATAAATCTGCCCCTCTGGATCAGCAGAGTAATACTCATTACGCCACCAGCCACAGAAGATAGCCCGCTGAGACTTAGCCGTCTTGGCAGTCTTGTACATGTCGTGATACATGTTAAAGCCCTGGGCCGTACTTTCAAACATGTACAGACGCTCAGGGTTCTTCTCAGCCAAAGAAGCTATAAGAGATGCTAACCCCTCCTCAGAACCCCAGGAAGCCGTCTCTGTACCGTGCAAGTAAGTAATAGCCTTGCCCTGCCCCAACCGAGACTTGTTGCCAGCGATCTGGTAAAAGATACGCGATCTGTTCTTGAGTACCATCTGGTTCCGATTATGGGCAACCAACGGAATCTTGAACTCTTTAGGCAAACCTTCCATGTACATTCCAAGAGTAGACCGGAACATATCCCGGTTCTCTTCTGTATCTGCAACAAGTGTTCCCTGCCACCCCGGATGTGTGAACTGCCAGTAAAGATCAAGAGCCAAGGAGATGGTAGTGATACCCAACTGCCTCCCCTTGAGAATGACGAAGAAGTGAATGTCATCTGCTAATCCTTTTGCAATCTCTTCCATCACATACGTCTGAGTCCCCAAAGGCTTAGACATAGGTATTAACCCATCCTCCTTAGACTCAATCTTCAACTGCGCACAAAACTTATAGAACTGCTTGAGATCAAAATTCATTCCAGTTCCCACTTGCTAACAGCATGACAAACATCAGGACTCTTAGCGCAGGATAACAACTCCTCATAAAAGAGCACAGAGTATTTACTCTTCCACCCCTCCACAAGCTTCCTCTTAGCACTAGCATTCTTCCCGCACGACAACGCTAACCTCAACTCTTGCCGAAACCTCTTACGTGTCTCCAGCAAGTCTCGATCAATGGTAGCCATACACCATGTACTTCAGCAATACCTTGCA